AGCGGGCAAGTTATCTACCTGTTCAGGTGTCCAACCAAACCGCTCTGCCATTTGGTAGTAATACCAATGCTCATCAGGATAGGAAAAGGCTTCATGCCTTTCCCCACCCTTGAGCAACCATTTTAGGCGTTGGAGTTCTCGCCACCCGCTTTTGGGTCTGCCTCTGTCTGTGGCGTTTCAGTTAAATTAGGGAACAAATACTTTTGCGCGTCTTTTGTATGTTCTACCAAAGCATCATAATCAGCCATTGTTAGTTCATCTAATGACTCAAGTTTGACTGATGGCGGAATTAAATCAAATGTCCATGACTCAACAAGCATGGCAATAAGTGCATCACCTAATGCAAGTGCTTTTGTTAAATCTCCACCTACTGCGTTATCCGCAGACTTCATTACATTCTTGCGATCTTTTACGCGTAATGTTGATGGATCTTTTAATGTTACTTTTGCCCCTGATGGCAGTGTTACTTCTTTAGACATGTTGCCTCCTGTTAGTTTGCCTTCCAATAATCATACCTAAAAAGAGAGCAAGCGGTGTGGGAGGGTCACTGGAAGGCAAAATACCCTACAACCACACCGCCGCCCTGATCTACTTTATGCGTATGTACCTGATGGCTTTGCGTTCTTGAGAACCCACTTGATAGGTGCAAATCCACCTGAAGCACCATCATCAGTTGTATTTGATTGCGCGTTGAAATCAACAGATACCTGTACAAAATCTTCACCGCGTTCAATTACACCAGTGGTGTAAGCGCCCTTAGTAAGAGTTGCCTGGATCTGAACTTCAGTTGCGCCTGAACCATAGGCCCAGTTAAATACAAGTGCAGGCTGTGTATTTGATAGGAAATTAACCAACTGATCATCATTGTCCATGACAAATGTAATCTTGCCTGTTACTTCCAAAGGCCCTAAAAATACCTGGTATGGATCTTGTGTGTTTGAGATGCCATAGATAGGTGTTGCAGGGCGTTTCATGTCAATGTTGCCAGTCATGGCTGTTGAAACGGCAGATCCACCAATTGAAACAGTACCGCGCCACACTGGTGTAGGTAGAACTGTTGAGAATGTAGGTGTTGGATCTGAAACTGTTTCTGATTGGAAACCAGTTGATTTTGCATCATACTCAAGCATGCCGTCTGCATTAAACTTCAATGAGAAGTCAGAGAATTGGCAACCAGGGTATGAGCGAACATCAACAGCATAGAAGTCAGTCAATGTGTATGAGATTGGCTGTACATCTCCGCCTGATGCAAGGCTGTTAAACAATGAGATTGTGTGTGTGTATGGTGCAGATGCGCCAGTTGTTGCAACAGAGCCTAGAACGCCTGCAATGGCGTATCCAACGGTGTCTGCAAATACTGCTCCACCAAAATCTACTGTTGAACGGGTACGGCCAGGAATGTAATTGTAATTTAATGCATTTGAGCCGCGCAAACCTGTGTCATAAAGTGGATCAACAATGTCCACTGGCTTGAGGCTGTCTTTCATTACTGGAATGAAATCTGTTGGTGCTACTGCCGTACCGCGGGTTACTTCTTTAGCAATGCCGAGATACGAGCGTACGGACTGTTGAACAGCCATGTGGTCACTCTCCTAGTTTCTTGTCTGACGCGGCAGACACGGTTGTTGTTGTTTCTGTTGGTTGTGGAATTGAAGGTTTTGATCCTGCGGGTACTACATGTGCAACATCAAATCCTTCAGGTGCGTCAAATTCGTCACCAGGTTTTACAGTGATCCCAATGCTAGGGAACACGCGTTCTTCTGTTCCATTGTATTTATACTTCATCATGCTCCTTATGCTTGGATCATCTGTGTTACGGGAAATTGTATCTCAGCAAAGATTTCTGTAACGCCTTCTTTTTCAGTAGAAGGCTCTCCATAACGGGCTTGAATAACTGGCTCTGCACCTTGCCAAACAAGATTTCCTGAAGGATCGCCAAAGTTATGATCAGAGCGCAAACGGTCTTTTACACAATCAACCACTGCATCAAAATCAGCCATAGCGTATTCAGAATTGCGGTGAAATGAAATGCAAAAGATTTGAACAATTACGGTGTAATCAATTCGTTTCCAACCATCAGTTGCCCCGCCAATAGCCAAACGGGTTTCATACTCATCAGCAATGTAAATAACAAGAACGCTTCTAGTCATTTGGCCAGGTTGTGCATTTACCTCATAATTAATAATTTTAGGAAAAGAAGTAAATACCTGATTGACATTTTCAATAGGAGGATTAAAAAGAAAGCGTGAAAGTGTATCGCGTACAGCGGCGCGGCCTGTAAGGATAGGGGTACTCATTAGCGTATCCTGCGGTATTTATTTACCATGTCTAAGGCAACGGCTATGTCATTACCATAGCGAACAGAACCAGGAATGTTACCTGATGGGCTAGTTGTGTAAGCCATAGTTGTTGAACTATCACCACGCATTTTAATGAAAGCGCTTGTAATTAAAATACAGGCTTCCTTGATTGCGTTTGGAAGATTGCTAAATGTTGCCCCCGTTAAGTGTGCATAAAGCATAGGAGATTGCAAAGTTACGGTACTGCTTCCGTATGTGTAGTTACTGCTTACGGTAACGCGCTCAGTATTAGCGCCATCAAAAATGCGGTATTGCTCTCCTGGCAAAATACCAGTTGGATCTTCAACCGTAATTGATGTAGCGCCCACAATTGTATTTACTGTGTTTATTGTGTTCGCATAACCTGCAATGTAGGTGTATTTAGTAAATGTGTAATTGCTCTGACCTGTTGGCCCACCAAATCCCAAAGGCCCTTGAGAAGTCCAATTCCAACCAATTTGATTGCCAGGGATAATGATTTGTTGCCCTTCAAACCATGCTGTTGAGCAATCACCCAATGCGTACAACTGGTTTGGATCTGATCCATACTCAAATGATGAAAGAGAAATAACTGGCGCGTTGTAAGGGTGTAAAGCGTAATAGCCGCCTGATGCTGAATACCGTATGCGCTGTGTTTCTGTGTACTCAGTGGCCACAAGATTTTGGTTGAGGTACTCATTCATGTATGAAGAAGCGCGCAAAATTACAGAAGCCAATTCAGCGTCTTGTGCGTTTTGATTACCACCCACAACAAGGGTGCTAAGGCTCAAGGCCGTTGGTGCTTGCTTGTATTCTGCAACACTTAAATAAGAATTTTCATTACTAATGTCAGGCGTGATACCAACAGCCATTGTTATTCTCCATCTCGCGGTATGTCTTGTGACTCGTATCCGCAACGCCCACACTTGCGAAACCAGCCATCAAACCCACATTCTACGCAAGTAAATCCGCGCATGCGGTCTTGAGCAGAAATCGGATTTAATGACGCTTCAAAAAAACCTTCAGCCTTCATAGCCCGTTGGTGTGCCTTGTTTTCTACATTGTAAATACCCTGGCGATCTGCGTAATAACTTTGACCGCCAATAACAGTTTCTTTTACACCCTTATCCGGTGCTACCCATCTTGCCATTTTGCCTCCTAGTAAATTGGGAAAGGGGCGCGGCTTTTCAAATGTGCCGCGCCCCTCCCGTTATTAAGTTTTAACTTACGCTGAAACGATACCTGAAACTGCGCCATTCCATGCAGGAGCGGTGCAGAAGAATGTTCCGCGGAAGTAGGTTGAGAAGTCATAAGTGAACTGTGTTACTGGCCACTGGATACCCATGTAGTCCTGTACCAAGAAGTTCGCCCATACATCAGAAACCTGTGTATCAGGAATTGGTAGTGTCCATGAAAGAACAGGTGCAACACCTGAGTTCAACCACGGGTGAACCATAAGATCCACTGCCTTACCTGTAACTTCGTTCTGAAGTCCTGTAACAATTGAGCCGTATGTTGTACCGCTCTCACCTGGGTTGTTGATAACCAAACGGTAGTTCGCTGTTGAGCCGCTCTTGATTGCATCAGAGAGTTGCTTGCGATCATTTCCGTTCATCAATACAACATCAGGATCAGCCTTTACATTCTGGTACAAGTTAGCAAAAACAGTCTGGAATTCTGCACCTGGGTTAGATGTTGAGAATGTGCTGTTGATTGCGTTGTTGAAGCCAGTGTTAGGGCCTAGAACTGTAGGAAGAATTCCGTCATAACCAGTTGCGTAAGCAGATGTGTTTGATGTTGCGCGTGAAGCCGCCGCACCAGTTGTTGTGTAGGCCGCGTTGTTACCAGTTAAACCTGATGCAGTTGCGCCCTGGATTGTGAATGTGCCAGTTCCCTTGAGTGTTCCCTGGTATGTGAGGTTAGCCGCACCTGTTGCTGTTCCAACATAGATGTTGTAACCAAGTGCGCCAACAACAGGAGTTGTAACGGTGACTGTTAGAACATCACCTGATGCAACGGCTGTGTTTGCCTCTGTACCAAGAATTGACTCACCAAAACCGTTCGCAGAAATACCTGCGTCAGTTGTGACATTCACATAGTAAGTTGTGTTAGCAAGTGCTGTCTGTGACCCTGAGGCAACAGGTGAAGCAAGTGTAAATGTTGGAGCGGCGAGAGTACCTGAGTACCCTGATGCTGTTCCGCGAGCCATTAGCATCATGCGTTCTTCCATAAGCATTGTTGCGTAAAGAGTAGAAGTTGATGACAACTGGCGTAGATCCTCATAGCCCATACCTGAGAAGTTTGCATCAAATGAAACCTGATCAGATAGTGAGTATGAGTTGTAAGGCAAGATCAGATCATCTGCGGTATAGGAGATCTGTGGGCCGCGCTCTAAGTAGAACGGGTTAGATGCTCCTGGTGCAAAGTTGTTCTGAGTAGTTTCTGTAATACCAGGCCAAATCTGTCCTTGTCCGCCTGTACCTGTACCTGTGTAACCAAGAATACGCTTTACACGGTGTGAAGTACCAACACCCTTTTTACGGGGAATACGGTTACGGAGTGGAGTTGGGCGTGGTGTAAGCAACTTCGCAGGTGCTTCAAGGTCAAACGCCGCAAATGATGTGGACAATGGAGAAGTAGTTGTGATTTCCTTCTGAATGTCCTGCATTGCCATGCGCTGAGCCGCTAGAGCAGTGTTAAGTCCTGCCGCCGCGTCTCCTGTTAATGACTTGTTAGCCGCTAGTGCTTCAAGTGCTGAGAGTGGATCTGCTTGTGGTGCTTGTCCTGGAACATGAGAAGCATGTGAGAGAGACTTAGTGAGTTCACTAGAGAATTCCTCAAAGCGTTCTGCCGCTTCCTTTGGAGTTGCATCACTGAATAGATCGGCCACCTTTGGAGGTGTAAGTGCCATTTGTGTTTCCTTTCAGAGATTGGGTTGGGTTTACTTGTTTAGGGTTTCTTCATGCTTGCTGATGAATTCATCTGCAAGTTGCTTGTAACCCTTTGCAAGCATTGGGTCAGTTGTTGCTTGTGCTTTCGCTTTGTAAACAGCGGCCTTAGTTAGCAAATCAGAAGTTGCTTTCACATCTACTGGATTTGCTGTTCGCTTTGGGCCACCGCCTAGAGCCAAAGATTTAGCGGTTGCTAACTCAGTTTCCAAACTCATTGCTCGCACCTCAGCCGCCTCTTTTGCGGACACAAGGTTGGCAATCTCTGATTTGAGAGCCTTTGTCGCTTTCTCCACCACTTCTTCTACTATGGCTTCTAACTTCTCTGTTGAGTTTTCATCAACAGAAACTTCTTCTGTAACTTCTTCAGTTGCTTCTTCTGCAACTGTTTCTTCTGCTTCCGCAGACTTAGGTGTTTCCGCAGGTGTCACCATTGTTGTGTCCTTGAGGTTTGCACCTGTCTCCGCTGTTGGTGTCATGTCAGTAGCGGCGGCAGATTTTTCACACATACATTCCTTCATGCTCTTTTCGCAATCAGGACACATCTTTTCATCTGCGTCTGCTTCTTTTTCAGCGGCCATGTACTTGTCATAGCACTTCTCAGCATAATCATCAGCCATGCCTGCTTCTTTGCAACGCGCCTTAAATTCTTTTAATGACTCACCCTTTTTAGGCATCATTTCTTTTTCTTCAGGCTTTACGGCTAATTCAATCTCGGTTTCTTCCATTACTTCTCCCTCTGCTTCTTCGCCCTCATACCAAGCATGGAGATGAGAAACGGCTTCTAGTAAATGTGAAATAGAGCGCAGTTCATTGTGGCCCTCTTTCATTTCCTGCGCTTCAATAGAAATAAGATTTGCTAACGCTTCGCGAGCGCGCTCATACTCACCTTTATCAAACTTGAATAGATCACCCAAAATAGACTCAGGTACGGCGATTGTTTCTGTTTCCATTGAGTTACCTTTCATTAAATTACCGTCAGATTGTAAACCTTTTTTCTTACTCTCTGCCTTGTATTTGCCGCCGCGCTTTTTGTATTCGCGCACTACCCAGGCATTAGCGTAGGCAGATGGGTACACATCAAACTTTGCTTTAGCCGCTTGAATAACCTCTGCGTATAATTCTTTATCCGCAGGCTCACCCTTACGCGGTTTAATTACTTGAGATGGATCTTTTTCGCCTTCTTTTTTCTCAATCCATTCCTCTACCTGTACCAAATCCTTCTCGCCATCAACAGACTTAGCCAAAACCAATTGGCAGTTAGGGTTGGCAGGGCGATCCACTAGAGAAATTTCTACAATCTGCCCATCAATAATGCGGCCATTTGCCGCCTTGCTATCGCGTACAACGCGTGGGTTTTTAATGCCTACTGAAAAGCCCTTAAGTACGCCAGCATCAACCTTCTTAACTGAAACAGGATCTACAACCAACACGCCAATGTAATGTCCATCAGCCTTTGCTTCATACTCCTTAGCAACGCCTGCGGCAATTTGGCTGTGTTGTTCTCTAATGTTTCCACCTGACTTAAACCAGGCGGGCATTGCGCGCTTTAACCAATCGCCATCACAAATCTGTTGATCAATGTCTAGTGAGTCATCAGTTGCCTTGCCATAAACAGTCATTGTGCCGTCTGCATTACGGTCAGCCTTCTCAATGCTGAAGTAGGAAGTTGTTGTTAGATTAGCCATTAGTCCTCAATCCATTGGAATACATAAAGCCTTAGCGCAAAGAGTATCAATTTTTGGTTACGCAAGCGTTTTTAATCTGTTGGATCATAGCCAAACTCATTGATACTGTCACCGTTAAACCATAAATTTTTGGCGGGGATCACTTTGCTTAACACATCAAACCCACTAGATACATTACTGCGCCCATGTTCTTTAGCGTAAGTAGGAGAAAGCGTTACCCAATCACCAGGGTTAATTTTGTTTACGCCTTCAGGTACGGCTCTGTAAATAGTTACAGGCGCATTAGGTTTTCCTCTAATTGCCATAATTGCAGAACGGCTTTCTTTGTCCGCTTGAGCATAACCTGATCCATACAGATTAGGATTTTCATAAAAACCTGGCATCATTTCTTCAACATCAGTTGCAGGTGATCCAAATTCATCAGCCCGTCTAGGGGCTGAATGGCGCATGCGGTAACTATCTGTTTCCTCATACGGCTCAGCCTCTCCTGCCGCTTCTGCTTCTGCCGCACCCGCACCACCAGCGCCGCCACCTTGCGGGCCACCTGCTCCAAAAGTAAAACGGCCTTTAGAGTCACGGTTAGGGTTGCCCTTTTCAATGTCTGCGCTCTTGTCTAACTCTTGCGCTTCTTTTTCTCTGCGCGCCAATTCAGCCTTAGCGCCAGGTATGTTTTCTTGCGCGCTTAAAACCACTTCTAGGCTTGAGGCTTCTGACCAATCAACATCTCTAGGTGGATCACAACTTTCAGTTTTCATAATTTATGCCTTTGCCTTTCTTGCCTTTTTTGCGTTTGTCCGTAAATCTTTTGTTGGTATTGCTGAGTGATCCGTAAGCCATGTTTTGTATGGCTCTTGTAATGTTTCATAAGAAGTGCTTTTTTTAAGCGCCGCAAACAATCCTTCAATAGCCTCCTGATCAAGATACGCAACAAGTACGCCCACTTTACGGCTTACCTCTACCTCTGTCATGGCATCTCCTTAATGATTAGGGCTGTTCTGTTCAAAACAATTGTGTACAAATCAGGTAATGCTTCTTGTGATTGCCAATTCACTACTGGGTTTCTAACCAAAATAGCGTCATAACCATTAGACGCGGCCCACATACTTGCATCTTCATAAAAATCTTGTGGATAGGAATAATAGAAATCTTTTTGAGCCTGGGTCATTCTTGTTGTACTCATAAATTCTTCTTTTATGTCATCTAAAAACGCAATTTTTGCCCGTGGATCTAAAGCCGCTTCTATGGTTCTACCAAATTCAATTGGGTTTCCAAACCTGTCCTCTTTAGCAAATTTAAGTGCTGTTGAAGGTTTGTCGGTGAAGTAAGTACCATCACCAAACATTCCACGCCCAACATAAGGAGTATCCCCTGTAAGCAATTGAGCCACAAATTGATCTACTTGCTCAGGGGTATCTCCTGCAACACCTCTATGCAAAGGCATTGCTCCTGAGTCCACGGCTTTCTTAAATTCTGCCGCTGAAACAACTTTAGGCTTGCCATTAAATCCTTGTTCATCAAGTACCTTTTTAAGATACAAATTTTCACCTTCAGGCCGCCACGGTACGCCTTCTTCTAATTGCAAAGCCTTATCAGGCGTGAAATAACTAGCAGGTTTTTTAGCCGCCACATAACCAATTTTAGGCCCTGCAATTTCAGGAACTTTCCAACCAAATTCTTTAGCCATAGCCTGTACAAGCAAGTTAGAAGTTTGGCCATTAGTCCTGTAATACTCTGTAAACATTTCAGCAAAGAATTCCTTGCTATTTTCCGCTGAGTACCCGCTCTTAAAAGCATTAGGGTATTCCGCTTTAAGCCGTCTAATTGCATTTGTGC